AAATCCAGCAACTTGGGCAAGCCGCCCATCAGGAAAGAGATTAGGGTAGATAGTAGCGTCAGCATAAAGTCCTCACTTAAATCGGCTCATTACAGAATCCATGATAGGCACAGCCAGTTCATTTGGCAATTTGGAAATAATGTCCAAGAACCAGATGAAAACCATCCCGTAGCAGCACAACTTAAACCATTGTTTAAAACCATCAATGATCTCTTTGGTCAAGAAATCCTTGAGCTTCACCGTCCGCAACCCGTAGCAGAGCAGAACGAAATAGCTTCCCATCCTGCCCAGCCAATGAAGATTACAAACACAATTACAACTCCAACGGCAACCATCAATTCATTCATCTCTTCTTCTTTGCGCTTGCGTTTTGCTTCAGCAATGCTGTCTTTCTGCGCCTGCTCTGCGTTGGCAGCTTCCATGTCGCTGGCTCGTTTCTTTATGTTTTGCCAGACATCCATGTTGTTGGTGCTGAAGAACAAGCCTTGAAGTTCCTGCTCAAAGTCTCTTTGTGCTTTAAGGGCTAGTTCAATCTCAATAGCCTTACCCATCGACGAACCGCCAGACTTCTTGGCTTGCTGGACTGCTTTGGTGGCTGTGTGCTTGGCCTCAAAATACTTTCCAATCATTGGCCCCAGCGAGGCGACATCATCCACCGTGGCAGATGCCTTCTTGATCAGAGCAACGGCGCTCTGTACTGCTGCAAGGGCTGAGACTGGATCAATCATTTACCGTAAACCCCCAGCTTTGCAGAGATGCCTACAACGATCAAACCAGTGATGATGACCAGCAGTCCCCACACACCTTTTTTGGCAATCTCTAGCTTCATCTCACGCCAGAATGTTTCTTGTGCAGTTGCTGCTGCAATCATGGATTCGTGATAGCGGCGGTGACCATCGAAGTCAATCTCTCCACCCGGAGTTTTTGCAAAGCCAGTATGAACCTTGCGAAGTTCATCCAAGATTTCGTCGAGCCTTTCTTCTATGGTCTTTTCCACAATCACCTCTTAGTTATTTTTCAGGGTTGCGATTTTAGTTATTTTCGGGCTACTTGAGCAGCCAATTGCGCCTGATAAGCCGCAACGACTTCAGGTGTCCAAGCTGCATTGGCAATTGCAACTACATTGGCAGGTTGACCAGTGAGGTCTTGACCCGGCGTCAGGCTGGTGCGGTGGTAGGTTTGGCTCAGTTGCTGACCGTCTTCCATGATGCGAGTTGCCTCACGATAGAGAACTGTGCCGTTCTCAGTCACGGTGATTTGGTCGATTACTTTTTCTTTCGTGATTGCCATTTTGCTTCTCCTTTGGTTAAAAAATCTGTCCGACTATGTCATCCAACATAGTTATGATTACTGCACATACACCACAGTTCCAGAGCAAAAAGTTATTTGGTTAGTTATGCTTCCACCATTACTTGTGTAAAGAATAAAAGAATTTGTAGAGACTTGCTGTCTAGATGTAATTGAAATATTTGCAGGGAATCCATTTCCCCCGCAACCTGTAAGAGTGCAACTGTTAGAAGCGCCCCCAAAATTAAAAGGCAAGCCAGAAAGAGCCAATTCGCTTCCAGCAGTTCCACTATTTCCTCCATCAACAACAAATTGACAAATAACAAAACGCCCAATTCTTGTGTAAAGACCACTTCTTTGAGACCATGTGCTTGAGGAACTAGTATTTTTCAATTCAGGAGTCCAAGTCCCCTCCTCGTAGTCATCTAGCGTGTTTGCGTCAGATGATGCGTTTTGGGAGGCGGGAAATTTAATCTGACCAGCCGATGCTGCGCTAATATCAACCAGACCAGTGAACGTGCCTGTAGTGCCAGAGATCGCAGCACCAGATACCTGCAATGTTCCACTAGAATCAGGCAGCGTCAGAGTGCGGTCAGAGTTTGTGTTAGGAGCAGCAATAGTTAAAACACCAGTGCCGCTTGCGTTACCTGATAAGGCAATTTTGCTCATGCTTGTTCTCCTTCATCGGCAGGCAGTGGTTCGTTGCCTTCTGCTTTCCAAGCTAAAAAAGCTTGGTAGTCGGAATTATCTGGGTCGAATGGGATGCAAGACACAATTCCACTATCTTCGATGCGGCGAACCACATCCGCATTTGTAAGTTGATATTTCATTTTATAACTCCGCAGAAGCTGTGAAATAAGTTATGTTTGCCGCACCATCATTGCTGTTTTGATAAATGGCGGTAGCATACCCAGATGATGAAGCGTCATTGATAATAGCCATCGTCAAAGAGCGACTATTTGTAACAGTAGTTGAAGCTGCTGCGGCTCGTTTTGTAACTTTAAACGGTACTGTAGGATAAGGGTTTCCAATACCTGTCATTGATACAAACGAACCAATCTCGTAGTAACGCTGACACAAAGCCAACTCAGTACCATAATGCCGATGCTCAAACGGTGTGGCTACACTGCCTTTTTCTAGCTGTACGCCTGTGATGTAGAAGGTGGCTCCGTTTGTGCCGACTACGCTGGTTGCGCCTGTGGCTGAAAGATAATTAGAGCCAGCCCAAGAACCAGCAGTTCCACTATAGGTAGAACCAACACCAAGTCCTATTTGAAGAATAAGACCAGCGCCATTAGTTGTTAACCAAGTGCCGGATGTGTCTCCAGTAATTGTGACCGCTTTTTGTTCCCAAGTGTTTGCGGCGCTGATTGTGTAAGTGAAAGGGTAAGAACGGTTTGCGGCGCTGTTCTTAACTGCCCCGCCAAAAGTACCGGTCAAAGATGATCGCACCCAAAACGATAAGGTAATTGTTGCTGCGCTTGCAGTACCCCATGCCAAATCAGCCACGTTAAAGCCTTCAATGGGTTGTCGGTAGTCAAAGAAGTCGCTTGCGCCTACAGAATAAGCCGACAGAGATGTAATAAGGGTTGAGTTAATAAATCCAGCAGGTGCTGTTGAACTCTGTTGAACGCTCATTTTTGATGCTTGAGACAACGTGGCTTGCCAACGGTCGAGTGTATACGTAGAAGAAGTAGGAGTAACACTCGCCCCAGCGTTCCTCTGATCGAAAACCATTGCCCCGTTGATGATTTTATTTCTGCCAGCCATGTTAGACACGGTTGGGGTGTAGCCATTTATCGTGGCTGTTGTGCCACCGCTGGCGTCTGTGATTGTATTTACAAATAAATTACTCATGCTGCCTCCAAAGCCTCAATGCGGGCTGTGAGTGTCTGAATCATTGCTTGCTGCTCCTTAATTGCTGCTGTGAGGGTGGCAACCAAGAAGCTGGTGTCGATGCCTTGGTACTGAGGATTGCCTTCAGCGTCTACAGCATCCTTCTCGCCAGTCACGCACTGAGGAACCACTTCAGCCAACTCGTGAGCAATAAAGCCTTCGCCATCAGAGCCGTCTACCTTCCATTTGTAAATGACGGGCTTGAGTTGAGCGACCTTTTCCAATGCACCAGTCATCGGTGCGATGTTTTCTTTTAGACGGTAGTCGGAGGAGGTGTTGTAACTTACTGTTGAACTATTGGTGCAAACAATTCCACCTTGTTGAGTATTTGATGAATTAAAAAACCCAACAAAATACCCACCAGTGCTTGTACCAGTATTTTGAACACCTACACCATAGGCAGTTGAAAGATTAGTTTCTACATTTAGTTTATATGGCCCACTAGCAAGAGTTGTCGTCCCACCAAGATACAAGTTACCGCTGGAGTCGATACGGGCGCGTTCTGTGTTGCCACTTCCACCATTGGTGGAAAACTTCATATAGGCAGTAGAAGTGCTGGATGCCCGCGCCACCTCAATTGATGCATTCTCAGTCGATCCGTCGAAATAGCGGTTCCAGCCAAGCGTTTGATCATTACCCGTAGTGCCAAAATTTGACATTTCAAAAATGCCGCCCCGCGTTGAGGTTTTGCCTTTAAGCGTGAGAATGGTGTTATCAGCATTTGCACTGCCAATGTTTGGCGAACTCGTACCAATACCAACATTACCGCTGGAGTCAACAGTCGCTCTAGTAGTACCACCTGTGACTACATTTACTGTGTCTGCGCCAAAGGTGATTCCTGTATTGCTGTCTGTTCCTTGCAATGCAGGAGTTGACGCAGAGCCATCTACCCCCGCAAGTCCTGTTGTTCCGTTAATCGTTACACTCATTTAATACTCCTTAGATGACAACATAACGTGCGCCGGTTGACACAGTCACGGTAACGCCCGAGTTGATGGTGATGGGGCCAGTACTCATTGCGTTTTTAGTTGCTGGTATGGTGTAGTTCGTAGTCACAACTTGGTCGTTCTCAACAAACACCGCATCATTACCACCGCCAGTTGCGCCACCACCA